ACGACCTCTGGTGCGATTGTTGTTAAGGGTGGCGGCTCTAACAGCGCCATCTCAACCAACGTTAATGGATCAGGTGAGCTCGAAGTCATCGTTGAGGACGCAAGCACTTCTCAAAAGGGTGTATTGGCGTTCGCAAGTTCTAGCAACTACTCAAGCGGAACTCATGTTGCTGGTGTTGCATTTTCAACAGGCGCCGACCTGGGTGCCAACAAGTTCATTACCTTGAACTCAAGCGCTCAGATTGAAACCTTCGTTCCAACTCATTATGGAATTGACGGTCCCATCGTCAAGAGCTGTACAGGTATTTCGTCGAGCGTAACAATGCCTTCAACCATTGGCGCTCTGGAGGGTGCATACATCGTTGATGACAGCAGTGCCTCTGCGGATGTTAGCGTTGCGCTTCCAACTTCTGTGAGCGCTTCAGACATTGGTGCTACTGTTACGTTCAAGGTCCAAGACCTTAATGGACAGAAGATGAGAATCAGTGGCGGCGTTGTTTCGGGTGGTGCTCGCATGACCATTGACGGTGCTGATTACGTTGATCTTGATCAGAACCGACAGTCTGTAACTCTGCACCTCGGAGCAGTGCTGGGTAGCAATAGCCAAAGCGTTGACGCTTTGTGCTGGTCTATCCTGTAATATAGGAGTGCCCCCTCTCATTGGAGGGGGGGCTTTTTATTATGGACCCGATGTTAAATGCATTCGTTGATCTTGGTGCGCTTGGTGCAATCGCGGGCGCAATGTTCTGGATGAACGCAAAACTGCAGCAAAGGCAGGACCGCTTGTTGGAGAGGTTTACTCAGCAAGTAGCGGAGCAAGAACTTCAACATCAAAAGGCAGAAGAAAACATCAGAGATAGATACGATCAAATCGTGCGTCGGTACGAAGAGCGAATTGAGCGGGTTTACTCTAATGTTGTAGAGGTCCTCAAAGAACACACCCTCCTTCTTGAGCAAATTCGCTCAACTCTTGAAAAGAAAGATTGAAAGGAGCCCCCGTAATATGGGGGCCAGCCTTTATCACTTCCCCTATCGTTGTAATAATTCTATAATTAAAGTAGTCGTCAAGGAGTCTATATGCCTATTGTTTCGTGCGAATTAGATGGCCGTCCAGGCTTCCGCTGGGGTGGGTCTGGAAAGTGTTACACTTACTCGGAGGGTGACCCCGAATCTATGAGGATTGCTCGTGCGAGGGCATCTGCTCAAGGTCAGGCTGCATACTCGGCAGGATATAGAGAGGCAGTGAAGCTGCCTAATTATGTGATTTCAGCGTTAAAAAAGGGGCTGGATCTTCATAAAGATGGGTTCAGCGGTGATGGGCTTGTGGCGGCTACTGTAAGGAGCGCGACTACGGGTGTGAATAGTGGCGAGTGGCCGGAGGATAAAATCATACGAGCCGCCGCATGGCTGGCGCGACATGCAGACGATAGGAACCTTACTGGTGGAAGAGATTGGTCAGATCCTCCTACTCCAGGCTATACCGCATGGCTTTTGTGGGGTGATTCAGGCGATGGTCGTGGGAGAAAGTGGATTCAGTCTATGGCGGACAAGTTAAAGATGAAAAAGGAAAGCGACCTTAACGAGGATCTAATCGCCGTCTCGGTGAGTGTCGTAAAAGAGAACGACAAGAATGTCTATAGTATAGATGGGAATCCTAAAGAGGCTATTAATATTTCTGTGGGTGACACTTTAAGGATCGACACTTCGGATGAATCCAATAAGAACCACCCAATCGGAATTAGCCTGACTGAAGATGGAACCCATAACGACGGTGAAGCCTTGAAGGATGGCGTTGTCGTTGAGGGTGTCGCTGGCGAGCCTAATTCATCCATCTCATTTTCTCCTCTCAAGGCGGGTGTCTATTATTACTTTTGCAAGAATCACCCTGGAATGGGGGCGTCCATCGACTCCTTAGAAGATGTCAGCGAGGCCCCAGGTGATAAGGCTCAATCAACTCCCGCCCCTCCGAGCGATAGAATTAAAGGTGGCAGGAATACGGGTAGAGGAAAGGCTAACGCACCGAGCCCCAAATTTAACGACAGAACAAATGTAGCCCTAAAGAGACTTGTAAAGGGACATAACGACTCATTTGGCGATGACCCTAGAAAAAAGGCGACATTGCCAATGTTGCGCAAAGTGTATTTACGTGGGGCAGGTGCGTATAGCACCTCTCATCGACCCGGAGTTACGAGGGCTGCATGGTCTTTCGGCAGGGTGCGAGCGTTTTTAAAAATGTTAAAAAATCTAAAACCGGATGATCCTAAATACAATGGTCCCGATAACGACTTATTGCCATCGGCTCATCCATTAAGCTCTAAAAAGAAAAGGAAAGAACAAATGAACACCGAAGAAGGCATGTATTACAAGTATGAGGGATATGGGAAGCTGTACGAAGGAAACTTTGGAATGAAGTTTGTTGCTCTGCGGCACGCTCTTGGTGAAATGCTTCATTACTACATGGCGAAAGAGATTCGAAATGACGACGTTGCAGCGAAATATATAGAAGAGGTCGGCAAAATAATCGATGCGGCAAAAGCGATGCCTGAGCATGGTGATGCTGCAAAGTCTAGCTTCTATACCTTGATGTCAATGGTTTCAGATCTTTTGGGCAAGTCGGTGAATCGTAGCCCAGATACCGCTGGCGGAATGATGTATCATTCTTTGCGGATGATTCAAGATAGATTTGAAGGCAAGCACATGTCTAATCATTCATCGCGGGGACCCGCCGAGAATGATCAAGAAGAAGATGAGATGCCATACGAATCGGCACCGACAACGGCTGAGAAGCTCATTGCAGAGGCGTCCACGGTGGCAAGGGGCATTCTTTCATATCTCTCGGAAGGATCTAGAGACTCAAGCCTACGAGCAAAGCTTGAACGGAAGTGCGACTCCATACTTCTTGCCGCTGACAATACAGGCAGGTCCACAGAGGCACCCGTGATGGCTTTACGGTCCGCCGTCAGTCGCTTGAGGAGATAACTGTGGCACAGGCTGCTCCAAGCTCTCTAGAGGGACGCTCCTTGAGCAAGAAGCAGAAGGAGCGGCTTCAGGCGATGATCGACGCTGTGACAAAGTCTGATCCTTCTCGATCCAAGGAATACGTTTTGAATCAGGCTCTTAAGTCTTTCTTGAAGACTGCGTTCCTGGCTCGTGGAGGCTGGACGGACAGGCAAAAATTCAATCTAAACAACGGTAGTGGTCCGGTGGTGGTTCCTAGCTGGTCCAGTCTTGTCGATGGGCAGTGAGCCTATCGATAAACCCTTGAAACTTTTAATGTTTTAATGTCTTGGCGGCTCTGGTAATATTATGATTATGGAAAAGCAAAACCTATTTGATGTTTGCGTCCAAAGGACGGGTCTTAACGAGAGGCTTGTCGAGGGCGCGTCTCGTATTGTCGAGGATGTTGAGACTTTAAGTCTTGACCCAGACATTTATCTTGCAGCAATTCAGGCGGACTTAGGTAGGGCCGGGATCGTTAATAAGAACGGTAGAATCTACAAGGTCTCTGAGTTTGTGGGTCAGAACGCTGCGCTTCAGAACAAGTTGGAGAATGGCGAGTTTGTTGACGGTGAGCTGGGTCATCCCGAGGCTGGCGCAACTTTCGAAGTTCCTGCTCGTCTGGTTTCTGTGTCTACGGTTGTGGAGGGTAATACCGCAAAGGCTGAAGGTGTCTTTGCTATTCTTAATACAACCTCAGGTAGAGATTTGCTCACTTTGTTTCGAGCTGGAATGGATGTCGGTGTTTCTTCGAGGGGAAGCGGCGTCATTGAGAAGGTTGTTCTGGACGAATCGAGTGAGTTTATCGAAGCGAACCCAGAGTTTTTGGGGCGCTCAGTAGCGCTTGTCTCTGAGTTTGAGCTTGAAACATATGATTTGGTTAGAGTTCCTAGTGCAGGAACGTTTGTAAAACGTGAGCGGCAAGACGAGTGTGAAGGCGCTGTCGAAGCCGTAAAGGAGTTAGAAATGAGCGATCAGAATATTGAGGTCGTAGAAGAAGCTCCAGCAACGGCAGTAGATAATGTCCAAGCTGAGAGCGATCCTTTGGCTATGCTCAATGAGTCACAGCGAGAGGTTCTTCTTAAGATTGTGGAGGCTGTAAGTCTCGAGAATCCAGAAGCTGCTAATGACAGTCGTCTAGCAGAAGAGGTTGCTGCTTTACGTGAGCAGCTTGATGTGGACCGTGAGCGAAGCAGCTTGAACGAGGCTGAGGTTAATGCTCTTAGAGAAGAGGTTGCATCTTTGCGACAGGAGAAGGAGGCTCGTGAGCTTTCCGATTGCCTCGCTGCAGCTATCGAAGAGAGTGTTGAGGGTAAGCGGTTCAGTGCTCTCGTTCGGCGTGAGCTGAACTGTTTGGTGGAGTCTAGCATGATCTGCAGCCCTGAGGCTGTGGCGCCTCACGCTGAGCGACTCTTTTCTATGATGGAAGAGGCTGCTACGCCAATCGCTGAGCCTGTTGTACAGGAAGTCATCGATGCGCAAGACGATGTCACTGAGACTGTATCTCAAGAAGAGGTCGTTGAGCCAAAAAATGTAAATGAGTTAAATGAACAATTAATCGCCCTTATTCGTAAGCAAAATCGGGCATAACCGGAGGTAATAATGAACTTCTTAAACTTAAACGAGAACGCTCCTTCGCTCGTCGAAAAATGGGGTGATCACATTTCCGCAAAGAGTCCTGCCAAGCGCAAGATTGTTGCACGGGCTTTGGAGCGACAGTATCGCTTCATTCAAGACACAATGCGACGTGGCAACATCGCCGCCGTTTTCAAGGCTGACCGAGACATTTTTCCTCAGGTTTCGCTTTCAGAAAACATCGTACCTGGCGACATCGCCACTTTCACCAAGCAGTCTCTTGCTATGGTGGACATGGTGTTCGAGCAAATCGTTATTGATCAGCTTGTAGACGTTCGCACAATGGACGGTCCCACAGCTTTCGTTCACTCCATGGCTTATCAGCAGGGTGACGCTGGTCTCTACGGCGCAGGCACCAACTTCAACAGTGGTCTTGATCCGAACTATGCTGACTGTCCTAGCGAAGCTGAGGTTGGTTGTTCTGCTGGCGCAGAAGTTGACTTCCAGCTTACGGCTACTACCGTAACTGCTGACTGCAAGCGATTGCAGGCTCGATACACCATCCAGGCTGAACAAGATCTTGAGAGCCAGTACGGCGAGAGCATGTCTGACCGACTTCGTAACTTCATGGCTACGGAGCTTCGTCGAGAGATGCAGGGCGAGGTCATTGACCAGCTCATCGCCAACGCAAGCACAACCGTTTCTTGGTCTCAGACTCCTGCTGGTATCTACGCTTCTCTTGATCCAAAGATTTACCAAGAGACACTTTATGATGCCATCCAAGATGCTGACAACGGTATCTTCAAGTCTGCTGACGGTTTCCGTGGTGCTAACTGGATTGCTGGTGATCCTGACGGTCTCCTTTATCTTGAGCAGCTTCAGTCTTTCAGCATTACTTCTGATGGTGCTGACCGAACTGACAGCGTTCAGGGCAAGATTGATCAGTACAGCAATAAGTTTGGTGTTGCAAATCACCGATACGACATTTGGAAGATGCGCTTCATGCCTGAGGACACCTTGCTTCTCGGCGTTAAGTCTGACAATCCACAAGAGATTGGTCACATCCACGCTACTTACATTCCAGTAAGCGACTTGGGTGCGTTCCGTGATCCTCGAACTGCATGTGTTGACCTGGGTGTTATGACCCGTTACGGCAACGCCACGGTTCGTCCAGGCTTGTTTGCAGTAGTAAACATCACCGCATAAACGGTTTTGTCTGGTATGAAAAGGGGAGGCTTTGGTCTCCCCTTTTTTTTGTTTAGGGGTATCCAGCTTTATTCGCTTCTTGTATTGTTCTTACGCCAGGACTTATCCCACCTAAGAACCTGAGCACCAATACAACCAAGCGGGAGACAGCGGTGGGCGCGTCGTGCTGGACCCCGTCTTCTCTAGATGGGGGGCGCATGTTAGATCATTCAGAAATCAAGACTCATTCTATTATAGTTCCGTGCAGAGGGCACTACCCGTTTCTAGCAGAGTGTCTAGACAGCTTAGCTAAGCAGTGGAAGTCTTTTGACGAAATTGTTGTGATGATCGATAACGATATCGAGTCTCTTCAGATTGCAAAAGAGTACATAGATTCTGCTCCTCACTCTGCAACAAAATGGAAGCTTGCTTATATGAAAAATCATGGAGGCGTATATAAGGCTATAAACGCTGGTCTTGAGCTTTGCACTTCTGACGTGATTTCATTTTGTGGCGCCGACGATATGTGGGCACCTAGCAGAGCGGGAGATGTAATGGAGTGCTTTGACTCTCCTGATTCAATCGTGAACACTTACCATAAGATGATCGATGCTGATGGAAACCTCACGGGGTACAGTGACGAAACAATCGGGGGAAGCTTTTCCTACCACAGGAAGATGTTTGATAAACTTGGCATCTTCAGACAATGGGAATGTTCAGCGGACAGCGACTTCTATTACAGGGCTCTCCGAGTGGGCGGTTACAGATGCATTCATCGGTCATTCACCTTAATCAAGAGGTATCATGGTGATCAGTTAACGGAGCGTTCTGATACAGGGTTTGGGTCAGAAAAGAGGTTGGCATACGAAGCAATGTGGCATGATGGGACAACTTACCATATGGACGACATTGCGCCATATGACTTGATCGAAACCACCCGATAGGTATCGCGGTGCCTTCATACTATGTATAATTAAGTAATATTTAAATCTGGTTCAACCAATGAGCGCAACCAAAATTAACGTTATAATAGCAGTCATCGGTGCATTGACTACTGTACTCGGAGCCGCCGTCGCAGCAACAGTGATGGTTAAAGATACGGAAACATTGGCAAAAATAAACGAGGCAAGAGTGATCGATGTGGAGGCCGCAGTAATCAAGATTGAGTCTAAGTTGGACTATTTAGTAGAGGGTCAATCACAAATGCGCGTTGATGTTCAGGGGCTCAAAGTTGACATTGGTCATGTAAAGGAGACTCTTCGTGGAAGATCTAATTAAGCTTTTGGACGCGAAAAGCGTTTTAATTTGCTCCTTTGTGAGTTGGGGTGTGGTGCAGGCAATCAAGCCGATTGTTAAAGGCAGGTTGCCCAGTGTTTCTGCATCTATTCTTAGGGTTGCAGCAATTCTGGTAGGGTGCGGCATCGGGTTAGGTTTAGACGCAACGCCAGAGGGCGCGGGAATGGGAGCTGCATGCGGCGCAATGAGCACATTTACCGTTGCGCTCATAAAGAAATTGGTGTCATCTAAAGCCAATGTAGACCTCAAGGAACTTGAAGATGGCTCTGATGAAGACTCTGTGGAAAAAGACTCTTGAAATAATCTCCTACCTTCTAATTTTCGGACTTATCTACAAGTTCTTCATTAATAAGCAATCATCCTCAACACTAGAAATAAAGAACGAATTGTCGGATATTGATAACGAGGTCGCTGAAGATCTTGAAGAGTCCGAAGAGGTGTTTCAATCTGAGGTTGAGGAGCTTGAAGATGAAGAGAAGCGTATTAAGGATCTTGATAACAGCAAGCTTGCTTCTGAGTTCGACAGCGAGTTCTGAGGAATGCAAGTGGTCTACCGCTTTAGGTGTCGATGAAGTAACCCCCTGCAGCGGAGTGCTTGTCCCTCCTATAAAATTGAAGAATGCCTTGGCGTGCAAAAAGGTGAGGGTGCCTCAGCTCATAGCCGAGCGAGACAAATGTCTGCGAGACTTTGATATTATGAAGAAGTCTTGGGACAGGAAAGAGTCTCTGCTATTAAATCAAATTAAGAAAGAGCAAGAAAGCTCCAAGCTTACCTCAACAATTTTAACAACCTCTGTCGCCGTTTTATCTGGTATACTCTTAGGGATTCTACTTTAGGAGAACTCATGTCATTTAGGAAGGATGATCCTACATACGGGGGCACCGGATCAGGATCTCGCAATCGAAAGCTTGTCATGGAGCTGGATGGGACTGAAGATTATATTGAGATTGGAAACTATCCGGTTTTTAACTTCACCAACGGTGCGGGCGACGACAGCCCGTTTTCCCTCAGTGCGTGGGTTCAAACCGAGTCGGCACTGGATCAGGGCGCCATTATATCTAAAAACAGCGGTTCGGGCGTAGCATCAAACTGGCTATTTGTTCATGATCAAGGGCAGGTGTGGGGGATTATCTATGACGGAAGCGGCAACAACCTTGCCGCCATTCGAGTTCGAACCTCTTCATCGGGACTTCTGCCCCCTGGCGAATGGACGCACGTTTTATTCACATATAATGGGACAAACTCTCAGGTAGGCATGAACTTATACATAAACGGTCAGCCTGTTTCTGTTGTTAGGGATAATCCCGCTCCGTACTCTGGTCAGATTGCGACTACTAGCCCTGTTCGAATCGGAGCAAATGCTGCGAGCGGTATCGGCAATGAGTTCGAAAAGTTTATTACAGAAGCCTGTATTTTCGGGTTCGAGCTGAGTTCCGCTCAAGCTGAAGAGATATACAACAACGGTAAACCTCTTGATATGGATACATTCAGCAACACTGCTGGAATGATTGCCTGGTGGCGCCTGGGCGACGGCGACAGCGAAGGCGTGGAAGGTGTGAAGAACTCTTCCAATAGCGCTTACAATGGAACAATGGAAGGCGACACCAAGATTGTGGTCGTTCGGGATCTATGACCAAGGCAAAAGGCAACATTCATGACGCTCTCGTCTCTATGTCTCAGCCACTTTCCCAAATCGTTCCTGACCCCGAGAACGCAAGAAATCACGGCAAAGAGTCTATTGAGGGGATCAAGCTCAGCCTATTACAGTATGGCCAAGTTTTCCCCGTTCTCGTCAGGAAGACCAGCGCATACACTTATACTTGCGTAGCG